ATTGAACTGCCCAACTACAGCGTAGATCGCCACTGGTGGGAGCAGGGTGAAAATCTCTATATGGATAACTGGCAGGAATGCGGTTTCCGTGAGTACGACGGCCCCGCTCAGCCCGGTGACATGGTTATCATGCAGGTTCAGTCCACCGTCCCGAACCATGCCGGGATTTTGCTTGATGGCAACATGCTACTGCATCACATGTACGGTCAGCTAAGCCAGCGCATTCCTTACGGCGGCTATTATCGTGACCGTACCATCAAAATTCTGCGTTATAAGGATTTGATGTAATGGAAAGAAAAACCGTCATTAAACTCAGCGGCTCAATGGCTCAGCGATTTGGCAGGACACATCGCCGCGCACTAACGTCTGCCAGCGAAGTATTCAGGGCGCTTTCTAACACCATTGACGGCTTTGATGCTTATCTGCGTGAAGCTCGGGCAAAGGGACTGGATTTTGTTATTTTCCGGGATCGCCGCAATATCGGACACGAAGAGTTTGAGCTCCTGGGCCCAGGGGATGAACTGAGAATAATCCCTGTAATAAGGGGAAGCAAAAGAGCGGGAGTTTTCCAGGCATTGCTCGGAACGGCTTTGGTGGCTGCGGCCATATGGATGCCAGGAGTTAGTATTGCAGCAAGTAACCTAATGTTTTCCGTAGGTGCCGCGATGGCCGTTGGCGGTGTAGTGCAAATGCTCTCTCCTCAGGTCTCAGGTCTGCGAATGCGGCAAGATCCTGATAACAAACCTTCCTATGCGTTTGGTGGACCCGTTAATACGACAGCTTCCGGTAATCCCGTTCCCCTGCTTTATGGTCAGCGAGAAATAGGCGGCGCTATTATCTCCGCCGGGATATATGCAGAAGATCAGCAATAAACCAGACCACCCACTGTAAGCCACCTAACGGTGGCTTTTTTTATGGACGCGATATGACGACGACAATCATCAAAGGCCGCGGCAAAGGTGGCAGCAATCAGACCCGAACACCCATTGAAGCACCGGACAGCATTCAGTCCATTGCAAAGGCAAAGGTGCTGATTGCGCTTGGAGAGGGTGAGTTCGCTGGCGGGCTTGATGGTAAAAACATTTTTCTTGGTGACTCATCTTCCTACACGCCTCTTCAGAACGCCGACGGAAGTTATAACTTCAATAATGTGAAATATGAGTTCCGTTCCGGTACTCAGGACCAGGACTACATTCAGGGCTTCCCCGGCATTGAAAACGAACTTCAGGTTTCATACGAGCTGAAACAGGCTGTGCCGTACGTGCGCGCGGTATCCAACACGCAGCTCTCTGCGCTGCGAATTCGCCTGGGATGGCCAACTCTTTTACTCCAGAAAAACAACGGTGATAAAGTCGGCACCCGCGTCGAGTATGCTATCGATCTGTCGGTCGATGGCGGGCCGTATGAAACGGTGGTTAACGGTGCTGTTGATGACAAAACCACGTCGCTTTATGAGCGCAGTCACCGCCTCAATCTTCCGAAAGCCTCGACTGGATGGCAGTTGCGGGTTCGCAGAATCACGCCGGATTCCACGAGCGTGAATATCGTCGACACCATGCGCGTTGTGGCCGTTACTGAAATTATTGACGCCAAACTTCGCTACGTTAACACAGCGCTGCTGTATGTAGAGTTTGACGCAAAGCAGTTCCCTAATGGCATTCCTCAGGTTGTGTGTAATCCGAAAGGGCGAATCATCCGTGTACCTGATACTTATGATCCCGAAACCCGCACTTATTCTGGTACATGGGAGGGCGTATTTAAATGGGCGTGGACGGATAACCCTGCCTGGATTTATTACGACATCATTCTGAACGAGCGCTTCGGGCTGGGTCAAAGAATCGATGCGACTCAGATAGACAAATGGGAACTTTATCGCATCGCCCAGTATTGCGATCAACTGGTACCAGACGGCAAGGGCGGCAGCGGGACGGAGCCTCGTTTTCGTTGCAACGTTTATATCCAGGACCGTAATGACGCCTGGACCGTACTTCGTGATCTGGCGGGTATATTTCGCGGCATGACGTACTGGGGCGACAATAAGATGTATGTCCTGGCCGATATGCCCCGGGATGTGTGGCACATCTATAACCACGCCAGCGTTGTTGAAGGAAAATTTACCTTTGCGGATCCGAGTGAAACCACCCGAAACACTGCCGCGCTGGTGAACTGGTCAGACCCTGCCAACCACTATAAAGACACGCCTGAGCCTGTTTACGATAACGATCTGGCCATGCGCTTCGATTATCGTCAGCTCGAAATGACTGCGATCGGCTGCACCAGGCAGTCAGAGGCAAACCGGCGGGGGCGCTGGGCGCTGCTCACTAACGGTATCGGCGAGGTGGTTACCTTCAGCACGGGCATGGACGTTCCACCTGTCGGGGAGGTGATCGGCGTGGCTGCTAACGAGCTGGCCGGAAGAACTATCGGCGGCAGGGTGAGTGCGGTTAACGGCCGCAGCATAACCCTCGATCGTGCCGCTGATGTGAAGGCCGGGAACCGGCTGTTTTTGAATCTTCCATCAGGCACAGCTCAGGCCAGAACCGTCCAGGCCGTTAACGGAAACACAGTCACTGTCACCACACCCTACAGCGAAACGCCGGAGGCTGAATGTAACTGGGGTGTGGACTCTGACGATCTGTTTATAGCACTTTTCCGTGTTACGGGAACGCGGGACAACAACGACGGCACTTTCGAAGTCACCGGGACGACTTACAACCCTGACATCTATTCCGCCGTTGATACCGGCGCAAGACTTGACGAGCGGCCAGTCAGTGTCATTCCACCTGGGGTTCAGGCTCCACCAGGAGATATTGTCGTAGACAGTTACTCTACGGTTAACCAGAACATTGCGATTACCACTATGCGCGTTGCCTGGGATTCTGTTCAGGGTGCAGTTGCGTACGAGGCGGAATGGCGGCGTGACAGCGGCAACTGGATTAGTGTGCCCCGAACGTCTTCTCTCGGCTTTGAAGTGCAGGGTATCTACTCGGGTCGCTATCTGGTCCGTGTCAGGGCGGTGAACGCCAGCGACGTTTCATCAGTATGGGCAACATCATCAGAAGTAAATCTTACGGGTAAAGTGGGCAATCCGCCGAAACCGGTCGGCTTCATCGCTTCTGATAATGTGGTTTTCGGTATCGAGCTGAATTGGGGATTCCCGGCGAATACCGACGACACGCTGAAGACCGAAATTCAGTACAGCCTGACCGGTACTGAAGACGATGCGATGCTGCTGGCCGATGTGCCTTACCCGCAGCGCAAATATCAGCAGATGGGCCTTAAGGCTGGGCAGATTTTCTGGTACCGCGCGCAGCTGGTGGACCGCAGCGGAAACGAGTCAGGGTATACAGACTTTGTGCGCGGGCAGGCCAGCATCGATGTATCCGACATCACCGATGCAATCCTGGAGGACATGAAAGGCTCCGATACGTTCAAAGACCTGATCGAGAACGCGGTAGACAGCAATGAAAAAATTGCTGGCATGGCTGACGACATCAAACAGGCCAACGACGAACTGGCGCAACAGGCGCAGGAAATCGCCAAAAACGCCCAGGATATCGGGAAAGTTCAGACCAGCGTTACAAACCTGTCGAGCAAGGTCGGAGATGTGTCTTCTTCTCTGAACGAGCTTGAGCAGACAGTGGCAACGGCCGATACCGCACTGGGCCAGCGTATCGACAGCATCAGCGTGTCTGTGGACGGCATGGCGGGGGGAGTGAAGAACTCCGCCATCGCGATTATTCAGGGCAACCTGGCGCAGGTGGCCGCGCGCAAAACGCTGTCGGCATCGGTCGCCGGTAACAGCGCGCAGCTGGATCGCATTGATGAGGTGATCGTCAACGAGAAGGAGGCAACGGCGCGTTCGCTGCTGAGTTTGCAAACTGACGTGAACGGCAACAAGGCATCCATCAACAGCCTGAACCAGACGTTCTCCGATTATCAGCAGGCCACGGCCACGCAGATAAACGGCATCACGGCGACCGTCAACGGACACACATCAGCCATCACAACCAACGCTCAGGCCATAGCGAACGTTAATGGTGATCTGAAAGCGATGTACAGCATCAAGGTTGGCGTCGCCAGCAATGGACAGTATTACGCCGCAGGGATGGGGATCGGCGTCGAGAACACGCCATCCGGCATGCAGTCGCAGGTCATCTTCCTGGCTGACCGCTTCGCCGTAACGCACCAGGCCGGAGCGACCGTTACGCTTCCTTTCGTTATCCAGAATGGGCAGACCATAATTCGGGACACGGTCATTGGAGACGGGACGATTGGAAACGCCAAGATCGGCAGCTATATCCAATCTTCAACCTGGGACGGCACCGGGAACGTTGGCTGGCACATCAACAAATCTGGCTACGCGACGTTTAACAACGTGACCGTTCGCGGCTCGATTTACGCCACAAACGGTAATTTTTCTTTCAATGGCTCCGGCAACACAACGGTGATTAATGGTAATG